TAAAATCAATCTTTTAGCCTAGGGATATCTTGCACTATTTAATAATTTCGTATATAAAATAATTACTATACAAATTAATTAGAATACTGACGCGTATAGTCGACGGCCTAGAGACAGTATTCAAAAACTAGGAGGATATAATTATGGCAAATACTACATTTACAGGACCAGTAGTAGCTCTTAATGGGTTTATTGGTGGACCAAACGTAAACGCAGGTGGAACTGGTGCTAACGACACTCAACAAGGTGGAAACCTTCCATTCATAGCTTCTGCTGGTAATGTAACTACATTATCTACAACAGGTGGAACTAGAACTTTATTAGCTACAGCTAATGAAGGTGTTATTGCATACGTTAAAAACGGTGCGAATGGAACTTCTGTTTCTTGCTATGTGTTTTCAGATGGAGCTCAATGGCTTCAATTGAATGACCCAACAAGTACAGTTGCGTAATAAATAATTTAATGTGGGCCTTTGGGCCCACACAATTTTAATAGGAGAAAAATTATGGCAGCTAAAGGTGATGTAAAAGCAGTAAGAGTTACAGGAACCGGATCTGTATTCGCAGGAAGAACTAGATTAAGAGGAATTATTGTTGAAAATACAAATGCTACTACAGCTCAATCTATTACTTTAAATGATACAGATGGAACTCAGTTTGTAACAAGTTGTCCAGCAGGTGATGTATTCGCATTTAATCTTCCAGAAGATGGAATTTTATTTAAAAGTTTTATGACTGTGAATGCTATCGGTGCGGACGTTGCGGCTACGATATTATTAGACAAGTAGGAGCTTAAATGGCAACCTCTGGAACAACAACCTTTGAATCAGGTTTTTATATTGATGATATAATTACTGAAGCTTATGAAAGATTAGGCAGATTTGATTATTCAGGTAATGATATAAAAACAGCAAGACGTTCTTTGAACATAATGTTTCAAGAATGGGGTAATAGAGGTTTGCATTTTTGGGAAGTAAAAAATAATTCTATTACACTAGTTGATGGTCAAGCAACTTATACAATGTATCGATCTACAACAGATGGTACTTCAGATGCAACAGCAGTATATGGTGTAGACGATATTTTAGAAGCAGTTTATAGAAACTCTTCTGGTGTTGATTTTTCTTTAAGTAAAATTAACCGATCAACTTACCAAGGTCTGTCTTCAAAAACACAAGAAGGAACTCCAACTCAATATTTTGTAGAAAGATTTATTGATAGAGTTACTATTACTTTATATTTAACTCCAGGAAGCACTGAAGCCGGAAACCTGTTAAATTATTATTATGTTAGCAGGATTCAGGATGCCGGAGCCTATACAAATGAAGCAGATGTACCTTATCGATTTGTACCTTGTATGGTATCAGGACTTGCATATTATTTATCACAAAAATTTAATCCACAATTAACTCAACAAATGAAATTATTATATGAAGATGAATTACAAAGAGCTTTACAAGAAGATGGTTCTTCATCAAGTTCATTTATAACCCCAAAAACTTATTATCCAAATGTCTAATTTATCAAAAGGAAAATATGCACAATTTATTTCAGATCGAAGTGGATTAGCATTTCCTTATAAAGAAATGGTTGTGGAATGGAATGGATCACGTGTACATGTTTCTGAATTTGAACCTAAGCAACCACAATTAGAACCTAAACCAACTGTTGCAGATCCACAAGGTTTGCAATTTGCAAGACCGGCAAGAGTTGAACCACCAGTTTTAATTTTATTACAAACAAATCCTTTTCAAACAATTATTTATAGTGGTACTACTTATGTTAATGTCTATTCACCTAATCATGAACGATCAACTGGTAATGTAGTTCGATTCAGAGGACCAACTAGTGCAAGTGGATATCTAGCAGTTCCATCTTTTAATGGAGTAACTGATATTAGTAATGCTAGTGGATTTACAATTACAGTTGGCAAAATTGATGGAAGTGGTATTGTATCAGATACAACAAATTATTTTTATTTTGCTAGTACCGACACAGCTACAACTAGTGGAATTAGTGGAGGAGGAGATGGTTGCACAGCTGGCCCTGTGAACCTACAAGGATAATGACATACGCAGAACTAGTACAAAAAATTAGAGATTACACAGAAACAGATTCAAATGTTTTAACTGCAACTATTGTTGATGGTTTTATTGAAAATGCGGAATGGAGAATATATAGAGATGTTGATTCTGACAATAACAGAAGATATGCAACTGCTAATTTGATTGCTTCACAAAGATTTATAGATGTACCTGCTGATTTATTGATCATTCGATCTGCTCAGATTGTAGATGGTGGCTCTGGTGGAACTAGAAATTTTTTAGAATATAGAGATACTAGTTTTATGTCAGAATATAACTCTACTGGAGTGACCGGAGAGCCTAAATACTACGGTATGTGGGACAAAGATACCATTGTTTTGGCTCCTACACCTAGTTCAAATTATGAAATTCAATTAAATTATATCTTGAAAGATCCAGGTTTATCGAGTACAAATACAACAACATACTTAAGTAAGTATTTTCCCAACGGACTTTTGTATGCATGCTTAGTTGAAGCATTTAGTTTTCTAAAGGGACCAAATGATCTCTTGCAATTATACGAAGGAAAGTATAAACAAGTGGTAGAAGGCTTCTCGATAGAACAAATGGGAAGAAGACGACGTGATGAATATCAATCTGGTGTTCCTCGTGTCGGCGGAAAATAATAATAAGGAGATAAACTATGGCTATAACACAAGCAATCGCAAATGCGTTTAAGAAACAATTACTAGAAGGAGATCAAAATTTTGCTTCTGGTGGTGATAAGTTTAAGCTAGCTCTTTATACTTCTTCAGCAACTCTAAACTCAGCGACTACTGCTTATACAGCTTCTAATGAAGTTGCTAACAGTGGTACTTACGCAGCTGGTGGTGGTGCTCTGACAGGTCAAAATACTTCAATTGCATCAGGTGTTGCAATTGTTGACTTTGCAGATTTATCATTCACAGGTGTAACGTTGACAGCTAGAGGTGCATTAATCTACAACACATCTTCTGCAGTTACTAATGCAGCAGTTGCAGTTTTAGATTTTGGAAGTGATAAAACAGCTACATCAGGAACTTTCACAGTACAGTTTCCGGCATTTACTACAGCAGCAGCTATATTAAGAATATCTGGTTAAGGAGAATTAAATGGCGTTAGTCGTAAATGATAGAGTTAAAGAAACCTCTACCACTACCGGTACAGGTTCGTTTACTCTCGCAGGAGCAGTCACAGGATTTGAAACATTTTCATCTGCAATTGGAAATACGAATACAACGTATTATGCAATTGTAAACACTACTGATGGTGAATTTGAAGTAGGGCTTGGAACTGTTGGTGCAGGTACTTTATCAAGAGATACAATTATATCATCATCAAATAGTGATGCTGCAGTAGATTTTGCTGCAGGAACTAAAAATGTATTTTGTACATTACCGGCATCTAAATCAGTTATACTTGATGCGAGTGGAAACATTGTTGCAAACAATGGATCTAACTTAACAAATTTAAATGCAGATAATTTAGCTTCAGGAACTTTACCTGATGCAAGATTTCCTGCTACACTCCCTGCAATTAGTGGTGCTAATTTAACAAACTTAGATGCAGATGATTTAGCTAGTGGCACAGTGCCGGACGCAAGATTTCCTGCAACTTTGCCAGCAATTAGTGGAGCTAACTTAACAAACTTAGATGCATCGGACTTAGCAAGTGGTACAATACCTGATGCAAGGTTTCCTGCTACATTACCAGCAGCAAATGGTTCAGCACTAACAAATTTAAATGCATCTAATTTAGCAACAGGAACAGTAGCTAATGCAAGACTTGATGCAGAACTTGCTGCAATTGGAGGATTAACTTCAGCAGCAGATAAAGGTATTCAATTTACAGGTTCTGGTACTGCAGGAACTTTTGACTTAACTACCGCGGGTAAAGCATTATTAGATGATGCAGATGCGGCAGCACAAAGAACTACTTTAGGATTAGGATCTCTTGCAACTTTAAACACTGCTGCTTTAGGAACTAATACAACAGGAGATTATGTACAAAATCTAACTGCTGGAGCTTTAATTGATTTACAAAACAATAGCGGTGAAGGAGCAACACCAACAATAGATGTAGATTTATCTGAACTTGCAACTTCAACGTCTGATG